CGACTCATCAGTACCGTTTGAAAGCATAATTTCAGTACAGAGGTTGCTGTGATGAATTTTAAGATTCTTATCCTTATACACTTCAGGGGCCTGCTTATTAGCATTATCCGTAAAGAAGATATAAGGGTAGCCCGACTCAAACCGCTTCTTAATAACTAGTCCCCAAATGCGACGCTTTTCCTTATCTCCGTCAACCATCTCCTTAAACCATTTATCGTCTACGCATACCCCTATAGAAAGGTTTTGAATAGTATCTCCTTCTTTACGAATGTTAAGAAACTCTTCAATGTCTTTATGATCGACGGGTAGATATGCAGCAAATGACCCACGACGGACATTACCCTGAGAAATATAATCGGTAAGAGATTCAAACACTGTAAGCTGGTGATGTACCCCGGTTGATTCTCCGCCAGAGCTAATCTTAGCTCCACGTGGGCGTATAGCTCCAAAGAAACCGGAAGTACCGCCACCGGCCTTGGACATAGTTCCTACCTCTGAAATCTTATACAAGATAGCGTCCATGTCGTCGTCGACATATGAACCGAAGCACGAGATTGGTAGCCCACGCTTACGACCAAAGTTTGCCCAAATAGGAGAAGCAAGGGAATAGAATCCCTTGTGCATATACTTCTCAAATCTGTCCGCAAACCCTTTCATGTCAAGATATTTCTCTGCAGCTTCTGCGATATCTCTAATACGTTGTTCCGCTGTCTCATCTTCTAGAAGATAGCCACGAGCGAGAAACTTTCTTGAGTCGGTATTCAGCCAATAAATGTCCTTGTTAGTCATAAAGCGTAAATTCTACTTATAACCGGTTTAATTAAAATATATCGTCTTCTGAAAAGCTTTGAGACTTTTTTGAATACTCGACAGGGCGAGAGTGAAAGAAGTCGGTCATATTATTACCGAGAAGCTCTTCATTGAACCATTGCGTCTCTTTAAGCAGTTTAGGGTCTGTATCAAAGGCCGCAGGAAAGTTAACTCCGCGGAGAGATTCATTAATACGGTCCTTAATAAACTCTTTAAGGTGGGCGGCAGTAAGACCTTCTTCCTTCACGCCATTGACCATCCAGTCAACAATCTTAGCTTCACTATTATAAGCTTCAATTGCTTCAGACAAAATTCTCTCTTCAAGCTCCTTATCAAAGAGTTCTGGGTACTCTTCTCTAATGGTGTTAATAATCTTCATACCAACAAGAGCGTGTATGTTTTCTTCGTTGCGCGTGTACTTAACTTGCTGGTCGGTGTCTTTGAGAACATTTTTATTACGCGCGAACCAGTTAATAATATAAAACTGGCTCATTAGCGAAACGTTCTCTACGAAAAGCGTAAAGAGAATAATCGCATAAAGGTATTGCTTTCTAGAATCCTTATAATATCGATGTGTGTACTTCTTGAGATACTTTACACGTCCCTGAATCCATTCAAGCTTAAGATTTTCTTCAAATACATCTTCTAGCTCAAGCACGGTGAGAAGTCTTTCATAAGCGTTATTATGAATGACTTCTGTATTAGCCATAACATATCCAAGATCTTGTAAAGCAGGGTGCGGGAGATTTTCCCCAAGCTTAGCCCAGAAGGTCTTTACTGCGACCTCTATTTGCCCAATAGCTGATAGAGTACGAATAATGATCTCTCTTTCTTGTTCAGTAAGATTAACCTTAAACTGCTGTACGTCGGATTTAAAACTGAATTCTTTATCAGTCCAGAAACCATTATGCATGGATTCAATAAAATCTTCGGTCCAGGGATAGCGATTAGGCTTACGAGAGATCTGTTCGTCGAAAATCATAGGTATATTATTTAGAATAGTGTATACTCTTTTTTCTTATTTTCTCGGTTCAAAATAACTTTTCTAATTATTTCATTTTGAGTTACTATACAGATTTAGCTTTTTAACAATGAATTTTACAATTTCACTACGAACTATATCCTCTTCTGTAAGATAAAAAACATGAATACCTTGTTTACGACTTTCTTCATCGTTAAACACATTACACATTTTTTCAAAACCTGACTTACCATTAATATCTGATTGCATAGGATCACCACAAACAAAAAGTTTACTGAAATGTCCTACACGAGTTAAAAGAGTGGTAAGTTCTTTAAACGTACTGTTTTGAGCTTCATCCATTATAATGCCTTTAGCATTCCAGCTTAAACCGCGAAGATACCCTGTAGGTTTGCCGTCTATCCGTTTTTCTTTTATCAATGCATTGACATCTGCTGCAAATAAAAGCTCATCCAATTTTTCCATTAGTGGCTCAAGATACGGGGTCAATTTTTCTTCAGCATTACCGGGAAGATACCCAAGTTTGTTGTCGCTACTTTCTACTATACTGCGTATGTATATTAAATCACTAACTTTTTTAAGATTCATTAGCTCAAGTACAGCTAAAGTAGCTAAAAAGCTTTTACTGCTTCCAGATGGGCCTGAAAGAAATATAACTTTAGTATTATTATCTAAAGCTAATTTGAGGAAGTCTTTTTGTTTGTTTGTTAAATCCGGTCTTTGTCGTATAGTTACCGGTCTTTCTAGTTTTTGGGCCTGATGGACTATTGGACTTTTGTCTTTGGCATTTTCGTTATTGTGAGCTTGTTGTTTCTGTTTCTGTAAACGTTTTTTCTTACTCATCTATTTATATTTACTAATAAAGATAAATAATATATATGTTTAAAAAATTTGATGCTAAAGTTAATAATCTTTTAAAAGAGTTTACAGAGTCTTTTCCAGTGGAAGTACAAGAAAAGAAAGGGGCTCGCTGTACTAAGGCAACCGGGCAGCAAACATCGACTCGCTCAGATAAAAAATATATGCGCTGTACTCGCGTAGGGGGTAAACTTAAAAGAGTACATTACGGAGATCCTAATTTACGTATTAAAAAATCGAATCCTAAAAAGCGTAACGCGTTTAGAAAACGTCACAAATGTTCTACTGCTAAACCTGGCACTCCGAAATTCTTTAGTTGCAAAAACTGGTAACCTATTTTAAAATAGGTATATGTATGATTACCTGATTGTTGGTTCAGGTTTATTTGGTTCTACGTTTGCATATGAAGCAACAAAACGTGGTAAATCTTGTATTGTTTTAGAAAAGCGAGCACATATAGGCGGTAATGTATATACACGAGAAGATAGTGGTATACATATACATGAGTATGGCATACACGTGTTTCATACTTCTAATAAAGAGATTTGGGATTATGTAAATCAGTTTGCTAAATTTAATAATTTTATTAACAGGCCCCGGGTAAGTTATAAAAATAAAATATACTCGTTTCCTATTAATCTTCTTACTTTACATCAACTCTGGAAAGTTAATACGCCAGAAGAAGCAATAAATAAGCTTAATGACAGTAAGATTAAAATTGATAACCCCTCTAATTTAGAAGAGTGGTGCTTGTCTGAAATCGGTACAGAATTATATGAAACTTTTATTAAAGGCTACACGCAGAAACAGTGGATGACTGATCCTAAAAATTTGCCTACTTTTATAATTAAACGCATACCTATACGTACAAACTTTGATGATAATTATTATTTTGATACATATCAAGGCGTACCGGAAGGTGGCTATACTCAAATATTTGAAAAAATGCTTTACGGTTCGTGTGTATTACTTAATACAGACTATTTTGCTAACAAAACTATGTGGGATGCCCACGCTAAAAAAGTTATCTATACTGGCCCTATAGACGAGTATTTCAACTATTGTTATGGAGACTTAGATTATCGCACAACTAAATTCGAACATATAAAGTTAGACAAGGTTAAAGACTATCAAGGGGTAGCACAAGTAAACTATACAGACTTAGAAACCCCATATACTCGAATTATTGAGCATAAGCACTTTGAATTTGGTAAACAGGATTATACAGTTATAACAAAAGAGTACCCTGATGAGTGGTGTAGATCTAAAATACCCTACTACCCAATTAATAATGGAAAAAACAATGCTCTTTATAAAAAATATAAAGAACGGGCTGACCAAGAAAAGAATATAATTTTTGGCGGTCGTTTAGCTGAATATAGATATTACGATATGCATCAGGTTATAGGGGCCGCGTTGCATTTAGCTAAACAAGAACTTGATAAATAAGAAACCCGCCCATTTCTGGGCGGGTTCTTTTTAAAACACCTCTTAGGTGTAGTATTCTTAGAGGAATACTGACTGCGTACCTGGTGTGAAGGATGTACCTAGACCAGTTACAATGATGAGGTGGTAATAGAGGTTTGCACCAAAGATGTGGTCAATGACGCCGTAACGGGTCATTAAGCCTACACGTGGAGCAAAGTCATTAGGACCGATGGTGCGTTGTACCAATACTGGGATGTATGGGCAGTAAACGATACCAGT